AAATTATAAAGTTCTGTTCCGGCACGTATTTCAACAATAGGACGCTTGGCTCGAGTATTGTTGTCAAGCACAGCAACTTGATTGGTGTACTCGGCAGTGGCGTTGATTACATCAATATGGAACCAACGGTTGCTTCGGCTCCAGGCATTACGATCTCGTGCTGAACGATTGATTGTAAGGTAATCCGGCACAAGTGGCGCATTTAAGCTGCCATCATATGCATAAGCATCATACGGAGAGCTGCTGAACGGATCAGTGGCACTGCGAGTATATGTTTCAGGTGTAACAAGTTCGCGTACCGGAATTAATTGAATACCATTGCCGCGTGTGGCGCCGGCAATTCCTGCAGCAGGTAGCGCAGCTCCAACTGGACCTCCGGCGCCGGGGTGGGCCAAGCTTTCGGCCACAGTGTCATAGATATTTTGCTGGTATTCTGCTGCATTATATTCTGAACCTGTTCTCTTTTGATTTTGATAGTAGTGCCAAGGCCCAAAGTATGCTTCGCCGTCAATAAATCCCACGCGGAAATCAATGCCCGGTCCAGAGCCAACACCCTCAACATAGAACGAAAGTGTTTGAAATTCTGGCGGATCAACTAATCCACGCAACTGAATTTTAAGCCCGTTAGTAAACACCACTCCATTAGGGCTGGTGTAAGTACGTGCTCCAATGATCTCATTGATGTCAAGTGGCTCGTTTTGCTCAGGATCCACAAGACGGATACGCCCAAACATCTCTGGCGAAGTGCTGTCTTGGTAGTACAATGTGTCAAGCACAGCGGTCAGCAAGGGCACCTGTTCAAAGTACCCTTGCGCTGTTTTATACCATTGTGTGCTGCTATACTGGGTACCAAACGAAATTTGAAACTTGTCAAAAATTTCAATTGGTCGTGCTGCATTTAATTGCATATACTGTCGACCATCGCCGTCAGTGATGTACTGTATTTGCCACACACAATAACGATTTGCCAAACCTGTGATTACTGTGGCTTGATCAAACGGCAAGCTGTCGTAGCTGCCGGGCCAGTCGTCAAGCGGATCAGGTTCATTAACTGGGGCAGTGCGAACTAGCGGATCAAAGAAGGTGGTCTGAGTCCAATCTTGATCAGTAGGGGTTTGATTGACAAAAATTACAGTGCGCCCATTGAGCCCAGTAATTCCATCAATGCCGCCGGGAAAGCTTGCTTGAAAATCTTCAACATAAACATTGTTTAGATCATAGAAACTTACAGTTGTTGACACCAGGTCAGCATTAGGCACTGTTGATAACGTGTAGTAAAAGTCCTGTGCGGTCTTTAAAGGAACATTAAAGGTTACAGTTCCTGATTGATTACCATTGTTAACTACACCCAGTACATCGCGGCTGGAAATATTTGGCGATGCTGGCAAGCGGCCGTTGACACCGGGTACAGTTTGAATCCAAAATCCATTGCCGGTTTGATTAACATTAAAGTTGTAAGTACCACCGCGTACTAGAGTAACAGATGGGTTATCGTCCCGTAGGCCCGTGAATCGATATGCCTTGGTGTCAAACGTGTCAATTCGCATAACGTCCCAAGAGTACTCTGTGGGATACTGTATTACGCCGATGTTTACGCTATCTGGACCAGCAGGCAACCAGTAATACTGACTGTAGTTTACCAGCTTGTCTAAGTCACAAAACGGATCCCAAGTGTAGTATTCGCTTTCAAACAGCCGATCTTCTAATTGCGTGTTTGCGCCTTCAAGGGCCAGTGCGTCAATCATACCTGGATAGGTGATAGCATCAATGGCACGCTTGGTCTCGGTTTTATAGAAAATAACACCGGGGTCAAGTTGATAGTTTGTTCTTGTTGCCGTTGGTTCAACTACATAATTGTCCGCTGGATTAACACCGGGCCCTACGCGACTACCGACCCAGCCAAACGTCTTTTTAACCGCAGGTTCTTGTGTTAACTGATCTAGTGTTGCTGCAAGAAACTTTTTGTTAGTGTCAGTGCGAAATATTTCTGGTAATAAATCTACAGTTTTGCGTGCCATTATTAATACTCACCTGTTTGGCTAATTGTTGTTGATATTGTAGAACCTGTTACATTAACAGGATACAGACCCGCTACTGGCGTCTGACTGCGGATATTACTCTGTGTGAGTGCTTCGATCACTTCAACATCAGATACAGTGGCTGCGCTCACAAAAATCTCATTGGGAGCTGATCGAATTTCATAGAGATCACCAAACGTCTTTAATGGATTCAGTGGTACTAGTACCACTGAACTCACAATAGAACCCATTTGCTTGTGCAGATATGCAGATAGTTCTGAGAAGAAGAAACTGTCACCAAAATCCCATTTATCAATTGTAAAATAAGAATTAACATTGGCAATAACTTGACTCTTGATTTCGCTTATACTAGCAGTGCTCTTGGCAGCACGGACTACTTTGATAGTTGCACGTAGTTCCGGGGCTGCTTTTGCGCCAAACAATGGTTTAAATACCACACTGTTAAGAACGATATTATCAGATATCATCTTAAAGTCATTTAACCTGCCGTATGCAGTACTGAGATCAGCAATGGTCGGCATAGTCGGCATCGGTACAGTACCAGTGGTATCCTTGATGTAGTTTTGATACGCGGTATAATACTCCTGCACCACCACATAGATATCAATAATATTGGTTGCACCCGGGTCAATTACATTAGTAAGTGCACTGTTATGTCGGTACTGATAGTACAAATCTTGTCTACCGGTACGTGCAATAAAATCAGTACGTTGCGTTAAGGTACGCTGAACAAGACCGTTAACTGTTGCTACTGTTAGTTCATAGAACAATTTTGATGTGGTAGTGTAAAATATTTGACCGTTAACAAATTCACTCTTGACTAACTCAATTGCATCAAGCGTAGCGTACATGGTATTAACAATACCAGACGCCAATGGCAAGTATCTTTCTAGATTATCAAAGTCAGTCACTAGCTGTAAAAATACCAATTTGGTAGTGGGACTAACATTAGGTGCAACTAAGTCGTTAAAAAAGTCTGGGTTGTCTGCTACACCATCCCCGTCACTGTCAGTAAAACTTACAACAACTTGATAGTCATTAACAAACCCATCACTTTCAATTGGTTGTGCAATGATATCCATTGTGACGTCAGACGGTAACGGTAGATTTGAATCTGGCCGACTATTGCTCTTGAGAGCCCGCACAAAGTCATTGATGACTAGCCCGGTCTTGGGATCATATACTTTTTCACTACCATCAAAGAAGAAGCGTGTCTCAATAACACTAGCAAAGAAGTAATCAAGCCCACGGCTAATTACGGTGTACTTGGCTCCATTTGTGGTAAACTGGACTAACCAAGAAGCATCAAGATTTAATCCTGCTGTATTCTGAGCATTAACCAGGCTAAATGCCGAGTCAGTTGCTAAGTTTGTGCTGGTGATGAGATACCAGGTTGCATTGAGGTAATCATACCCGAGTCCAAAATTACGTGCTAGTTCAACTTGTTGCAGTATTTGTTGTTTCAGTGCAGTAGGAAGTACATCAACAAACTTAGGAATAACTTCTAGTGCTAGTGCACCAGCCGGTACAAAATTGTTTAGTGCAACAGGACCTATTCCGTCAGGCAAGTTACCTAACCCTTGTGCAGTGCCATCTAACACAACTGCAATTACTGTTGCCCAGATAACTATCTTGTCGCCAGGAGCAGTAGGTGTTCCAGCAACCAACCGATTGTTACTGTTAAAATAATAACCAGCAGGCGGACCAAACTTGATCAAGCTACCTTGTGTAAGATATTTGCAATTGTTTGTGGTATAGATGCCAATTGGTTGCGGTAACCCTTTGTTATCTTTAAAGTAACCAGTGGTTTGATTGACCACAGTTGTGGTTTGTTGCCAAGATGTGCTTAGTACAGCAAGATTGGGTCTTGGAAAGTTAGTCGGATTATAGTAAAACTGTAAGATGCTTCGGTTGCCTAGCAATGGTTCAACTGTTTGTGTAAGAACATCCACGATGTCATTGACATTTAACCAATCAAATTGAAAGCTTGGCAATACATTTTCGCGGTATAACACTCCGTCGCTGCCAAAAATATTGGTACTAGAGTATTTGCCTGTAACGTCAGTTAAGTCAGTATAGCGGCTGGTGCCAGTTGAACTGCGTGCAACTGCCTTGCTCTTGAGCAGAGAGTTATACTGTGTGAATGGGAAGTTGTTGTAGTCCTCGCCATTCACCATACGGTTCTGAGTGTAGTAACGTGCAGGTGCACGTTGCTTGATCTCGTCAATTGTTTCGCGACTCTGTGCATTACTAACCGGAGTGGTAATGCCGCAATTAAATGTAAGTGTTTCCAGGCGTCCATAGCGGCTAACATAACTCACCTGGATTGCCACAGACTGCATTTCTTCAGGATTGATAACATACTCAAGCCCGTTGCTGGCACGAACATACGCACGGAATATCCCGACTGGAATTTCCGCAAATACGCCGTCGCCGAATGTTAGTGTGATCTGATCGTTAGCTCTGCTGGTAATGCTGTAAGTTTTCCGTTGATCCGGGGCCAACTGATTAACTGCGGCTGTATATGTGTTTTGCACATACAGCCACTCACTAGCAATACTGCCCAAGCCGTCTAGCTTGTACAGCCAATGGTCCTGATCGTTACAGCCTTCGATGTTGATGTTTACTGTGCGATTAGGCAATGCTTCGGCCAAGTTGAAGTCTTGGTTTTGTAACACGCCTTGCTTGAACAGAAAGAAAAACCCGGTATTGTTGCTGCCAAAACCTAATTGGTCATTTCGGTACAGCATATTAAATGCGCCGCTGGGTTTTGGAGCCGGTTCGTATACATAGTCTTTGCCTTGCGAGGTTCCACTCACTGCTGCAAATGGCATAGTGATACCGTCAACGCTGGAAGTGTAGGGCACAACTGGCAAAAAGCCCGGTACAAGATTAATAGTGTACTCGTCTGTTCGAATTCCCAACAGAGTTTGATCATTAGCAGGACGGCCAAACTTTTGACTGTCAACAAGCGAAGCATTGACAATAGAGATAAACTGCTCAAACCAATTTGGATTAGTTGGATCGTTCCAGTTGATAGTTAAGTTGCTGAGATTTACGCCGTTATAATCAATTACGCTTTCGCTAGTTGAAACTGAAAATACTTTAAGAAATCCCTGTGCTGCCTGATTGCGTTTGGGTGTATAGCTGACCAGATTAGCCAGGCGAACTACACTGTCACGCCGCTCGGCTGTGTCTAAGAAGTTTTCGCGAGCGTTTAAGTCATTGCGGAATGCCAGCGACTGGCCCATAAATGCCATAACATCCAGTAGCGCAACAAATTCCGATGATTCGACATAGTCGTTGAATGTTTCTGGATAATAAAGTCGCAGATAATCTATGAAACTTTTTCGTAATGTCTCAAAGTCGTAACTTTGAAAATCGGCTTCGCGATAGGTCTGATATAATCTCTTCCAGTCCTCTACGCCGAATATAGCAGTTTGTCGTGCAGTCTTAGCCATGGTCGCCCGTCTGTTTAAGTATTTATGGTTATCAAAACCATGCAGTTTTAGACGTAGCTGGCTCGTCGGGTCTCTTGATTAAAGAATATAGACAACAGTTCTGTGGTTTGATTTGGCACCAGCTGTACCAAAACCTCAATTAACATACCGTTTTCCTGAGGATATAAATTAGCACTGGCAATATAAATCCTAGGGTCTTGCCCGGCAACACGCTGTATTTCAGCAAGGATAGCAGCTTCAGTATCTGCTGTTTGATTCTCAAACATGTAATGCCAAATTGTAGTGCCATAGGCCGGACGACCCGGTAGTTCACCCTGTTGGATATTGAATGCGTTTGAAAGATCCCGCTTGATCAATGCAAAATCCAACAGTGTGAATTTTTTGTATTGATTGATAGTACTAAATCCAATGAATGTAGACATGCCGATATTTATTATAGAAAACGCCGAGCAATTGGGCCAAACACAATTGCCGGGATTTTTGGATCACCTAATATTGATTTAGCTGCTGCGTCAACACTGGCCCTGTCCACAGTGCCCACAATTCCTGCTGGGTTAAAGGCTGCCTTGGCTGCTGCTTCTGCGCCACCAAGTAAACCACCTAGTCCTCCAACAATCCCCCCTAGACTACTTCCTAAGCTACCAATTGCACCTGACAATGCACTATTGAGCTGACCTGTTAACGCAGCAGCCGGATTCCCGAGTGCTCCTGTAATTTTTCCACCGATGCCGCCTAGTGCACCTTGTAACTGTCCAGTAATGCTGCCAACTGCACCTGATGTGCTACCTAGGCTACTTAACGCACTAGCAGCGCCGCCTAATGCGCTCGAAGCGGCACTACTAAGTGCTCCGGTAACGCT